CATCAAAGTAATTCAGTTTCTTACCAGATCTGCCATAACCAGAAGCCTTCGAAAGATCCATAGCTCTGGCATATGCGTCATGAACTGCTCCATTGATGGCAGTCTCCAAATCCCAAGGTCTGAGTTGAGTTCTACCAAGATTCATAAGACCCTCAACAATTCGGTCAGTATATTTATCAACACACAAACTCAAGATTTTTCGATCCAGCGGTTGCTTTTGCTGGCCAATCTTAGAAGCAAAACGGTTAACCGGACTGAAATATTGACCATCACGAACAAAAGCTCCCATTGGTGGGGGACCGTACTCTGTAGTACACTTGTGATGCAAAATTTCTTCAAAGATCTCATCGATGTCTCCGTTCGCATTCAAACCCGTTGGAGCAACTTTTGATTTTCCTGGCATTATGACAGATCCAGGAAGTTTGCCAAAATAGTTAGCTCCGTGCATCTCCTCATAGTGAATGACAGACTTAGAAATGGGACGCTCCGTCTTGACAGATTCTACTGACGCTGAAGCCAGAGGACACAATGATGTAGAGGCGCGTAACAAATTAACAGCGACTAAAATCTTTGCCTTGTTAATAGTTGATGAAGCGCACACATTCGTTGATCCACATCCTGCTGAATGAATACCCATAAGAACCCAACCCTTACCAGTCTGCCCAACCAAAGGAACTCCACACATTCCGGGTCTATGATTCACCCACGAGTAAAGAAAGTAATCTATTAACTTAACGCTCTCTGTGCCGTCGGCAATGCTGGCTGGTTGTTGTCGTCGTTGTGCTACACCAAGGCGATCCTTTCCGATATAAGCTTCAGTGATTGTTGGCATGTGCTCGAATTCGGGAATGTGATGCATAATGTTTGAAAAACGAATTTCATTCAATTGCACCAACATCAAATCGTTTCCCAAATTAACAATCGATTCCTTAACAATCCGTGTAGCACGAGCAACAGATTCATCCATGGCATAACCAGTAGTAGAAACCATGAGCATAGACTCGAGGGGATCACCAAAGAAGGCATGGCGGTGAACCAACGCAAAATTTTCGAACAATCCCAACACATGTGTTCTGCGTTGTCCTTTGCGGTGATCAACTGTTGCGTATCGACAATTGTGTCCAACCATCTTAATGAAATCATCAACGTTTCCAGTATATTTTGGAGGGGGAACTATACGTACATTCCACTTTGCAGGGTCCAATTTATTAGGAATTCGCTCGATTGATTGTCCACAATGATATGCAACCTCACGTTGAGTGAGTTCATCATCGTAAGGAGATGGTTTAGAAAAAGTTGTCTCTGCTGTCAGTTCAGATCGTGGTCCAACAATAGGCGTTTCTTTTTTAGAAGGATCTGATCCGACAGTGACATTCACAATTTGCACATGCTCTTTGCGTTTCTTGGTCTCACTTGGATAAGCAACAACTACTTCTTGTATTTTTGTCTTTTTGGTACCGCCTAACAATGAAGCTCCGATCTTATAAACAGCAAGACCAGAAATCGCAATTCCCGCAAATTTCAAGAAAGTCTTGTAACGCAAATAGCCTCGTTTTGGAGTATTGTCCTGGGTACCACGTGTCCAAGAAACAGCTGATCCTAGACCAAAACATGCACTGTCCAGACCATCTTCAATGGCTTTATCAACAATAGCTCTACCTTGAACCTTCAGATTGTCCTGCACATTCAAGAAAACCATAAAACAAGTCATGAACATAATCCAAGGTCCATAGTACTGTCCCCAAACACACGCAATCGTGAAAAACAACAACATAACTCGATTGGGGGAAAGATAGCTATTCATAATCAAACCATCAGACATCCACAGTTTTGCGAAGAACAGAATTGCGACAGACCATAATGAAAAAGGAACTTCATACAGGATCTGATAAGGGAATTGTGAAAATGAAGCTTCTGACGACATGTTGTGCACAATACTTTCTTCCACAAAAAACTTCTTGTTGCAGTAATTCCAAGCATCATACATACAACCCCAACCGTTCATCGCT